CGGCCTCCACTACATAAAATTCAACAACAAATGACCGATAGTACAGTAATAGATCAGATTTATAGCGGATTGCTTCGTCAATGCAGCAATGGCGACTTCAACTTTGAGAAGTTCAAGGGCCGTTGGGGCTATAAGACTTCCGAGGCATATCAAAACAATAAGCTTGACTTCATAGAAAAGGTACGTCTCTTGGCCAAAGACTGCAACATCAAGTATTATGATGGTGACTTCTACATGTACGATGATAAGATCTATGTGCCGATTAGGGAAGAGCTTATCGTTGCTGCCTATAACATGCTCATAGAGCATCTGCGTATCGTGCCAATGCTTGGTGATAAAGGTGTGTGCAAACAATATTTCCTTGACATCATCAGGTATTTCAATCCTCTGATACCGAGGCATGACCTTATCGCATTCAAAAACGGAGTTCTGGACCTAAGAGAGTACCGTCTCAATGATTTCAATCAGAAATACCATGTGACGTACTATCATCCTTATGAGTACAATGAGAAAGCCAAATGCAACAAATGGAACAATTTCCTGCATGAGGTCTTACCAGACAAAAACTCAAGACTGATACTGCAGATGTTCTTAGGCTTGGGCTTGATGGAGCGTGGTACTGTGTATAATCCTTATGAAGGTAAGAATGCGGCAAAGATAGAATTGTGTCTGATTCTCTTAGGCTCTGGTGCCAATGGCAAGTCCACGATTTATGATACTGCCATTGGGATCTTTGGTAAGGAAAGAATCTCTGGTTTGGACTATGATGATCTGACTGCGACTGGTGATGAAGGAATGAGGGCGAGACGTTTGTTAAGAGAAGCCATCTTCAACTGGTCTTCTGATTCGGACCAGAGAACATTCGGTAGGAAAAGGACAGGTGTATTCAAAAGGATTGTCAGCGGGGAATCCGTAACTGACAGAAAATTAGGTGAAGACGTGAAAGAAAATTATAATATTCCTTTCCTTATCTTCAACCTTAACGAACTGCCTTATTCAGATGATCAGAGTCTTGGCTTTATCCGCAGACTGCAATTTATATCTTTCGAGATTACCATACCAAAGGACAAACAGAATCCGGCTCTGTCGAGGGAGTTGGTATCTGAGTACCCAGGAATCTTTAACTGGGTCTTAAGAGGATGCAGGGAGCTTAAACGAAGAAAGTTTGTCTTTCCATCATCAGAAGGTAATAGAAGACAAATACTTCTTGCACAGTTACAGATGAATCCTGTGCTGGCATGGATAAACTCGTATCAGATGCGAAAGGACATGCAAGCCCTTCATGAGAATCCTGTTCATATACCTACTCAGGAACTTTATAAAAGCTTGGAGCAGTTCTGCAAGGATAATGATGTCGAAGTCCCGTCCAAACAGAAATTTGGTCATACTATGGGAAGGTTCGGGTTTGGCAAGAAGCATTACCCAGAGGGTTATAGATATATCATTTATGGCTGCAACGAGGAACGTCTTAGTGAGCCTTTCATCATTCAGGACGCGAACATGCAAGTCGATTACATAGAAGAAAAAGGAACATTCATATCAGAAGACGATTAACATGAAAGAAGAAGTATTGGTATTGCCATTCGGCAAAAAGATTCAAGTCGGGAACTACACCGTTCTTAAGTTCACGAAGACCTTGACCAAGAATCAGCTCAAGCAGATTCGTGAGAGCAAAGACATTCATCCCGAAGTCCGTAAGAGACTGACACGTAGCGGTCTGCCCTTCATCAAGGTAGAGGCTATAAGTCAGATCTGGTCCATCGAGTTCTGTTGCAACACCGCTGTCTATCTCTTCATAGACCGTGTGCTTCCGCAGGCTTTACTTGCAGCGCAGGAGAAACGTGAGCCTGAGTTTGAGAGCATAGCAGACTTCGCACACCTCTTTGGCATGTGGATGACTGATACCTGTGTTCAGGGTGACAGCATCTACTACGCAGACAAAGGCAAGGCATTACAGGCTCTTATCGAGAGACAGAAAGCAAGGCCCACTACTCAGGAAGAGAATGAGAAAGATGATGCTGCCATCGCTGCACTCCAGACAGAGGAAAAGGCTAAAGCTACCATCTTAGACATGGCCAAGACCTTAGAGAAAGGAGGCGAAGATGGAAATTGATAATTCCGTACTTGAGATAGTTCAAGACCATACAAGAGTCACCGACACTATTGACTCCATCTGCTGCGCCATTGAGAACAATATAGACATGCCGAATTTCATTCCTGTGTGTAATGATACGATGGTATCTGAACACTTGGGAAAGATTTGTGAGTACATTACAGAACTAAGAAAGAAACAGTCATGAAATATATTATAGGGATTGATCCTGGAAAGAACGGAGGTATTGCAATGCTCGACCAAGACGGTATTGTCATGGACGTAGTGAAGATGCCTGAGACACCACAAGACTTATTGGATCATCTTTGCCACCTGTTGAAGATCGGATCTGGCGACGATGAAGCAAGGTATGTCGTATATATCGAGAAAGTTGGCGGTATTCCTGGCCAAGGCGCATCAAGTGCTTTCAGTTTCGGCAAGGGCTGTGGTCATCTTGAAATGGCTCTGTTATCATTGAAATTGCCGACGAATGACATCACGCCTCAGAAGTGGCAGAAGATGTATCAGGTTGGATCATCGAGCATTACGAAGTCAACTGCTGCAGAGAAGAAAGAGCACAAGATCAAGCTCAAGGCAAAGGCTCAGTCATTGTTTCCTTCATTGGGGAAGAAGTTGACAAATGCCACATGTGACGCCTTGCTCATAGCAGAATATGGCAGAAAACGTGAAATTGGTGGCTGATGAGCCGCAACTCACTTGCTGATTGCGGTCAGCATACTGGCGCACAAAGGGGAACTGCTCTCACGAGTGGTTCCCCTTTTTCAATCAAATTCCTATATAAATAAACACTATGAAAGGAGGGTTATTAAGGTTCAATATGTTCTTTCTTATATTTGCATTGTTCACACCTTGAATACAGACAGTCATTGCATCCAGTAGGATAATTCACAGGAAGATAGTAATGGATGGTCTTATCATCCGTTTTGACCTCGTTCTGCTTCATCCTTGAAATATTGATGATCTGGTCATTGACTTTGTTGTATTCTGTAGAGCCAGGCTTGAGCTTTTTCAGGATCGTTTGCAGCTCGATAAGCTTCTTCTCTTTGTTTGTGGCCATTTCAAGAAGTTCATCGGCATTGTCTTTCATTTCCTGTTGGATCTGTTCTATCTGAGACTGCTGCAGAACATCTTTGTTCTCTGCTATACGTTTCTGAACAGCTTCCGAAGCCAGCAACTTTGCCACTTCGTCTTTGAGGGCCTGACGGTTCCACGTCGCACCCTTTCTGATAGCCACAGCCCAAGCGTCCTCTTCGGGCCATCCCTGAGAGACGAGATCTGCAAAAGCCAGTTGCTCTGGTGTCAACTTATACTGACGAGCCGTTTTGTTGAGCTTAGACGAAACATCTATATCCATGCCTTAATGATTTTGATTCCACGGGTCCCAATTGTTCTCGCCCGGGTGATTCCCGTTTTGGTCTGTTGTGCGAGTGCGACCATTGCCTGTGCGGACATTACCATTCGATGTCTGATTGATCTTGGCGGTCTGCTTTGCCTTTTCAATTTCGGCTTCGACCTCTGCTTTCTTCTTCTTGACTTCAAAGAGAAGATCCAACTCCTGTTTCTGTTTGTACTCCTTGAGAATGCGATCCATTTCGTCATTCTTGGTGTACTTGGATGCTCTCTCAGATGCAGTCTGCTTTGAGATAAATCCTTCACGAACACCTATCTCAAGGTTCTGCATCAGCTCTGAATCGTTCTGGTGGATATAAGGCTCAAGCCATGCCTTGATAGGCAGCACCATCAAAGTCGCAGGCTTTCCGATCTTGAATCCCCATCCGTATTTGACTATCTTGACACACTGCTCAAGGAAATCCTGATAATGTGACACGCCACCTATTGCAAGTTCAATGGCAGGGCTAAACAGAAGCTTAACCGCAACACCGGGCAAGTCACCTGATTTCAACTCAGGCGGCTTCACGGCAAACGACTGCTCATAGATCAGATCGTAGAGTTTTGTCAGAAGCGTATTATAAGATGCAGAGACATCGGCCTGATTCAAGAAGCCTGCCTCACCTTTTGGATCGGTGATTGCAACGGCCTTGACTGCCCCGTTCATGCTGCCGCTGATCTTAACACCTTTGCCTTTGGCATAGAAGATCGGGAAAGCATAAGCCTTGTTATTCTCGAAGAAGTAAGACATGGCTTCCTCGTATTTCTCGATGGTGTCCTGAGAGAATGCCCACACCGGACCTTCGATGTTGACGTGATAAGCCACAGGAATGAAGGGATAGCCATGCTCGGAAGGCTCACCAACCATCTTATATCCGTTAAGTCCGAAGATTCCCTTGAACTTCTCTACGAGATCACTGCTTGAAACGTCTCTTTTAAAACGATAGAGATACTTTTCATCCCAGACCTCCACCCATTCCGTTGTTGTCTTTCCGTCTTCATCCAAGTCTCTGTACTTACGAGCAAAGAGTTTCATCTTGCCCGTGATGGAGTCATAATGAGGATAGAGCTTGTCACCGTTAAGATAAGACAACACCTTTGCCTGCGGGTTTCCGTCTTCGTCAAAGTAGCCTACTATAGCTGCATCTGAAACGGTATGAATGGAATCGACTGCATCATAAAGACGCTCTTCCATTCCCATTGTCAGCCAGCCCTCTTTGAACTGGAGTAGGGATAATGTTTCTTGCAAAGTCTTGGCTTCGTCGGTCTCGTTTGATGCAAGCTCAAACTGAGCGTCGTTTCCACAGATATGTGCGTTGGCCTTGACTTTGATGACACGCTGGAACGCAAGAGATACACGAGTGATTGGCTGCTTGAAATAGCGCACCTTGCCAGGCTTGCCCGGTACAGGTGCCTTCTTCCACACGTCAGGGTAAAGAATGGGATTGTTGATGTTATGCCCAGACGGATAATACTCACGAAGCATCTGTGACTGTGTATATATCAGAAGTTTCAGCGGATCATCCGGCTCAGACATGTCACAACCTTGATAAGTCTCAAACTGAAAGTTTGAGGCACTTGGTAAGACCTTGTAAATGGGCTTACGAACAAGGATTTCCTTAAAATCTAAGCTCTTTGTCTTTGTCATACAATTATCAGTTTATGTCATATTCATATTCAAAATCATCTTCTTCCACGAGGTTCATGTCAATATCGGCACCGAGCATCCAATCATTCTCTATGTTGAGCTGAACAGGCGTTGCTATGTCGAAATATGCACGGAAATACAAAGACTCCCACCAGTCAGGCGAGTGTCCTACGATCAGTTTTGACTTCTTCTTCGGCATGAGACAGAAGCCTTTGTCTTTGGTATCGGGATCTCTGCGTAGAGACATACGTTCTTTCTGTAACACATCACGGAGCAATATGTCTTCATATCCATTTCCTGATACTTTGGTATCGAGTAGACTTTCCTCAAAGGAGATACCCATTTCCTTGAGTTTACGATATATAATGTACGCGCATTGGGATTTGAGGTCTTTGTAGAGGTATTTAACTCCGTCGTAGTCATCTTCGTCATCAGCGATTGGCGCGGCTTGGTTATTGAAAGGAATGGCTTCTGGGAAGAATCCCTTTACCAACTGGCCCAATCCTTGATAGTCATAACAGAAATTCTCTTCGGCCACACCCCACTCTTTCAGTTTGCGTCTGATAACAGAAACGGCAGTCTTTGAGTTCACATTGATGCAACAGAAATCCGCTATGTGCCAGCCTATCCACAGATACATGACAAGGTTATCACCTCCCTCAAGGGCTATATCTGCAGTGCATCGACGTATGCCATCGCCATACTGATAAGGATTCTTGAAGATGGATTCAAGCTCGTCATAGGAGATCATGTCATCACCTGCCTCTGCTGCATTCCAGTTCGCCTTGAGGTCACGTAAAACCTGGCCTTTGTCCTGTTGTGCAAGTCTCGACAGATAAGACGGGTCCGACAAAAGAAGCATCGGGTTCTGAGCAAGATCCGCACGGACAAAAGCCACAGACATCACCATTGTCTGCTCCTTGTCAAGGCCAAGTGCATCAAACTCTGGCTTCCACAGCTCGTCAATTTCATCCTTACATTTGAGATATACTTCGTGACGGGTATCTCCCCAGACTATCTGATTCACTCTCTCGCCCTTCATGAAGCAATAGCGTACTTTTCCGTCTTTTGCAGGATCGATGTAGCCATCCTTATCAATCCACCAATCAATGAACTGTCTAACCCATGACCGAGGATCAGGGTTACAAGTGCCCCAGAATCTGTTTCTAATGCCGTAGGCATTACGGTTACAGGTTGTGAGGTATTTGAATTTCTTGTAAGAGATATGAGTGATCTCGTCGATTGCGATATAGGCATATTCCTGACCTTGGAATCTTTCTTTGAAATCGTCATCACTGTCATCATGGTAGTAGAAACCTAAAGTGCCTCCTGCATTGAAGTTCCAAGTCATATCTGACTGAGACTTGTTATAGGTTCCGTACTGAGAATAGAGCTTGCGTGAATCTCTGATCAGTTTCTCCATTGCCTTTTTGTTGTTTCTGAAAACAGCGGCATGGAAATCTGGGTTATAGATGTCTTTCAGGGCTTCCATCAATAAGGAGAAAGACTTTGAGCCGCCTCTCGATCCTCCACATATCAGAATGTCAACGTCAATACTGAGCATATTCTCCTGACCTCCAGCTTGAGGCACAATAGCATTCCTTAATTTTTTCGCTATTGCCTGTTGCTGGAGCGTGTTAATATATTCCTGCGTGAGAATAGGCTCACCATTGGGCATTTTTAATCCTGAAAACTTTTCCACAGGCCCCAAAATGTATAAATATTCATATTTTTCTGCAAAAATACGCAAAAATATTTGGTTTATGCAAAAATTATTCATATTTTTGCAGAAAATTAGGTATATTTATACAGAAAATAGCCCGTGATGGGCTTTGCATACAACTTATTTGAACTAAAATTATATCTTTCGCAACCGAGCGAGGTTGCAAATATCGCGGGATGGAGCAGTTGGTAGCTCGCAAGGATCATAGCCTTGAGGTCGTCGGTCCGAATCCGACTCCCGCCACTAAAGGATAACATTGAAATCATCAATATTAACTTATCATCAACGAAATCATGGATAGAGAATCACTCAGACCATTAGTAGAAGCACAGTACGGCGAATCACGCATCACAGTGCTAAGCGAAGAGACTATTAACGCAGAGTTGGATGCAGAACTCGAAGGAATCACCGACGATTCTCATTTTGACGAAGCATGTTGCAAGCGGATTGCCCAGCGTTTGCTCCGCATGAACGGAAACGTTGCAAAGGAGGCAGGCACCCAGATTCAAGACTGGAAAAAGAAGCATCCGCAGCCAAAGCCAGACCCGAAGCCCGATCCTAAGCCCGATCCAGAGGAAGACCCGAAGATCAAGGCCATGCAGGATCAGATCACAGAGTTGAAGAATAGTCTCAAGCAGAAAGACCAGAAGGAGGCTGATGACAAAGTCATTGCCGAAGTTCGGAAGAAGTTCAACGAGAAGTTCAAGGAGTCGAAGATTGAGGTGAAGAATTACTTTGCCGATCAAGTATTCGGACGATTAAAGTTGCCTACCCTCAGCGAGGGCGAGAGCCATGACGTTTCCAAGCTTGCCGATCAGGCCGAGAAAGATTACATCGAGGAACTGAAAAAGGCAGGATTGAAATTTGAGCAGCCTCGCAAGCCAAATCCCAACGGTGACGGTCAAGACAAGGCCGCTCTTGCCAAGCGAGAGGCATATAAGGCAAAGCTCCGTGCCAGAGGCAAGCTTCCCAAGGTCGAAGAAGAGAAGAAATAATCTTCAAAAGGTGTGACGAGCCGTGACGGTATCACGGCAAAGATTTTTTCAGGATAACAATTTTAACATCACAACTATGGGTAGATATATTCGTGGTACAGACAACACAATCGGAGGCTCCAATGGTCAGGCTTATGGTCATGAAGAGTGTTGGATTGAGGTTGACAAGATGATCCATTTTGGTCGTAAGATCAATCTGGAACAGGCAGGTCTGAGCGAGGGTGACGTCTTACCCGCTTGCACGATGGTACATTTCGATAACGAAAGCGATTATGCTGAGGTTATCCGTGCCACCGACACCGAGGCCAAGCTCAAGACCGTGAACGGACTGACCCGCCATGATGTTCGCATTCCGAGCAACTGCATTTTTGCTTCTGTCGGAATCGTCATAGCAGGTAAACTCTGGGGTGACGCAACTGATGTTCCCGAAAGCGTGGAGGCACAGCTGCCGATGATTCGTTTTGAGCGTCTTCGCGCTGATTCAAAGGCCGCTTTCGGCATTGAAGATTAATTGTTGAACTATTAAAAAGAAACGATTATGATACGAGACGCACAATTTTACGATTTTATTGGAGCAGGTCTTGCTTCGATGGGATATGTTGAGAATGGCGTAGCCAGTCTTGACATGTACTTGCAGGACATGCTTGCTGAGAAGTGGAACGCTGAGAAGACTTATGCTCAGATGGGCTTCCCTCTCAATCCCGACATTACGATGCACCCGACCTACGAGCAGATCGAGGCTACCATCCGTCCTTACACGATGGCTGCTTACGTGGACTACGATTCTGATGGTCCCACAAAGAGCACCGATGGTATCATGCTCAAGAGCGGTGAGCTTCCCATCTTCAAGCACGAGGTTTATCTTGACCGCAAGAAGATCCGTGACAAGATGATGCTCATTGACGAACTCGGTGGTATGCGCCAGGACATCGTTGACGCAGTGATGGATCTGTTCTTTACTGCCTCAGACTCTCTGATCGGTGGTAACTTCAACACCGTCCAGTTCCAGCGTCACCAGATCGTCGGTAATCAGGGTAAGCTGATCATCAACTCCGAGAACAACCCCTACGGTCTTGCTCTGGAGATTGACTTCGGTGTTCCCGCCAAGAATATCCACACCTCCATCTGGTTCACCAAGAAGGCAGATGGCACCATCGTACAGAACGATGCCGTTGGCAAGAGCATCAATCCTGTCAACGTGGCCGTGAAGATCAAGGATGATGCCGAGGAGTTCGACTTCATGCCTGCCGGACACTGGGAGTGCTCGAAGAAGACCAAGAAGGATCTGTTGGCCATGGAATACTGGCGTGAGCTGTTTGCCGTTGCCATGCGTCCTGACATCACCAAGGACACCCTGCGCCTTGCGTGGTCTTACACTCAGGATGACGATCTTATCTGGCGTTATATCCAGAACAAACTCGGACGTATCGAGGTCATTGACAGCGTAGGTTCCGTAGAGTTCAT